CTTTAATTTTTGGTTGACCATATGGGTTATCGGGTATCTCAACCCAAGGTTGGTTAACAATAACCAAAGTATTAGTGTATGGTTTATCAACTCGTCTACTGCCAGTTATTCTTTGATTAAGACCCATACCAATTTTATCAGATAAAACTGATGCGTTGTGTTGTTTACCTCCTTTTCCCTCAAAGGTCATCTTACAAGGTACAGATCCAACAGAATCCCATATAAACAAAATATCGTGTGGTATGTTACCTTTCTCTTGCTCATCCAAAATATCGTTTATATAATCTGTTATTTGTTCAATATATTGAAAGTCACTGTTGAACAAGTAAAAGTCTTCTGATTTGTTAAATCCCATCAATTCCGCATGTTCCCAACTCCACTTTTGTTCTGTGATTATGAATACAGGTAAAATACCTTTTTTCTGTGCATCTATGGCAGTTTTAATTAGTGCCGTGGTTTTACCTGTATCCGAATGACCTAACAACATATTTAAGTGTCCCATAGCTGGACCTGGTAAACCAGTTGCATCTAAAAAAGCGTCACCAACATCAAAAAACCTATCTGGTTTATATATCGCTTCTTTAGAGAATTTTTTCTTTATTGAGCTGAAATCGTTTTTCTTTATTGCCATAATTTATAATTTTAAAAGGACACCCCCAAAGACAAGTTGTCCTTGAAAGTGTCCTTGATTGATTAGAATGGAAGATCGTCGTCCGTTTCTGCGTCTTCTTGTGGATCAGCGACTTTTGCTTTTGAAGCTTTTGTGGAAGTAATTGTTTCTTCACCAACTTCATTTGAAACCCACTTTCCTAGGTTTGAATCCCAACGTGGAACTTCACCTTTTGCAACCATCTCAAGATAGTCTTCACCTTTTTTGGAGTAAACATCAGACCAAACAAGTGGATCCTCCAACCATGAACTAATTATCGTTTTATCTTCATGTAGAGGTGTGGGGTCCTCTGGAATTGCGGAGGTGATTGCTGTATATTCTTTACCGTTACCACTCTTAGTTAGACCAAGAGAAAGGATGATATCACGACCTTTTTTAACATCAGTAATGTCTCCTTTATTACGGAAAATTGGGAATATCTTATCTAGAACACCGTCTCCTTTGGCGTTGTGTTTAAATCTCCAAAACTTAACACCATCTTCTTCATGATCTCTGTCAATTACTTTTACAATATAAAATTTACGAGACCTGTATTGACGAGCAAGTTCTTTGTCTTGTTCTGTACCACTCATCATCAATCCCTCATATACTTCATTAAGGGGTGATCTTTTACCTTCCTGTTTAGGATCATAAAGTTTAAGCCATTTTCCATCCACTTGGACTTCATGGAAATACACTTCAACGAACGGGGATGAACCGTCTTTAGTGGGAAGAATCCTGATCCTTCTTTCCTCACCTCTGGAACCTTTAGGAAGAATAGTAGTAAAATACTTTTTCATCCTGTCTTCTTGTGAAACTTTGTTGCCACTTGTGGCTTGTTTGTTCTTCTCGTATTGAGCTAGAACGGATTCGTGAATTGACATATATTTTTGTTTAAAGTTATGTAGATAACATACAAAAAAAAAGTCAGATAACAAAATCTGACTAAATAAATTTTTTAAAAAAATATACTCGTTATTCTAAAGTAAGAAGATACGATAATTTATTGACTTCCCCAATCATTTCATCACGTATATTTAATAAATCAGTATCTGATGGATCTAATTGGTCTCCTATTTGTATTAAAGCATCTCTTAAAGTTTTTGTCATTCCTTTTACATCTAATTGAGATAAATTTTTTAGTTCTATTACTGAGTTAGTATCACTTAATACAAATCTACCATATTTTCCCATAGCGGTTTCAACAAAAGTATCAATTAAACCGTCCATAGTACCATAAAAATCACCAAAAGCTTTATGTCTAGCGTAACCTTTTGTTTGCCAATGGTTTATCTTCATTTGTGCTTGAAGACCCAAAAATAAATTTACATTATACTCCAACTTCATATTCTGTGTCTAAAGGATTAAAACTAGATTTAACTTCATCTTTTGAATAGTTTTCAATTTCGTCTTTTGTTAAAACATATTCATTTTTACCACTCTGTCTCATTTGGTCTTGTTTTTGATTGAAAAACTGTTGGGGATTTTGACTAAATGGAAAAGAATCTAAAGATCTCATTTCAAGTTTTTCAACTGGTGTTGGTTCCTTCATGTTTTCAACCTTTTGACCCAACTCATCTATTTTAGATAAAAGAGAATCCATTTGTGTAAGTTTAGTTTCTAAATCATTTAACTTACTGAACACATCATCCATTTTAGATACAACAGTATCCGCATTTTGTTTATTTGTGTCCATTTCTTTTTTAATATTTTTGGTCATATTAACCAAATCAGTCACATCAACTTCTTCAGTTGTATCTGGTTCTGGCATAGGTTCCACTTCCGTCGCATCTGGTGGTGGGGGTAATTCCGATCCTGGTGCTGGAGGAGCTCCCGCTTCTGGTGATACAGGTACTGGTGGGAGTGGTGCATCTGGTTCTGGGGTAGCTTGCTCCATAACCATTTTTTTTCCATATTTATTAATCGCTCTAAAACGATTTAATTCTTCTAATAATTTTTGTTCTAGTGTCATGGTTTTAATCTTGTAAAAGTTGTCTACCGTCATCGGTAATGTATTTTTTATTTATTCTTTCAACGATTCCGTCTTTGGAACGAATAATGTAACATTCTCCAGTTTTTAAATCACATTCTTCAGTTTCCATACCTTCTTGATCTAATTTCTTAACTTGTTTAGGTGATAAGAACTGATCAATCGCACTTTTTCTTTTAATGTTATCCATAGTTTTTTATATAAATATCAGGATATTTGTAAATATTCTAGTAAATCTTTAGTTTGTTAGTTGGAAATATATTATATCACCATCAATGATTTTTAAGGTTTTCATTAAATGTTCTGACATAGCCATACCATATCCATTAATATTTGGACCCGTCCCAATTTGACCTTCAAAAGATCGATTTGGGTATGTACCAATTATTAGATGAGATAAACTATATGTTTGGGGGGTATCTCCAGTTTTATGGTATTTCGGTACAGTAAAGATTGTTTTTGCTGTTATAATTTTTGAAGCGGTAATACCTTCCTTAGGGATAATTTTAAATTTAGTGGTGTAAAAATTATTAATTTTAGATGTCTCTTTAATTTCAGACCATTTTAATTTTTCTGTGTTGGGTAGACTACTTATAATTCCAAATTCAGAATCATCGGAAACGGTATAATTGGGCCCATCTATTTTTACTACTCTAGTTCTATACCACTCACCTCCATTCCATCCAATTAATTGGATGTACTGTTCTTCTAAGAAACCATTGTAGGGTAGACCAAATTGGTCAATACCAATCTTATTTGTTAAATTTGTGGGAAGATTTTCGTTTTCTAATGTTGAACCGATATCTGTTTTAAAATCGTTACCTTCTGAATCTTTAATATTTATTATAGTTTTAACTCTGTTTTCCTCGTTTTTAAATCTAGATAATGTTTTAGTCATTAATCTATCAAATAAGACCCTATAACTTGACATGAAATAATCATCGATATCTGGAAGTTGTGGTTTCGGTATTCTAACTCCTTTAAATGTTGTTGTTATATTATTATTTTTTATTGAGTGTTTAACTTCATGTATCCAATAAGATCCTCTAAACATTGGTATGTTTCTTAAATAGAAAAACATAGTTGGTTGTATCATTACATTACCCATCATAGTTACCTCACATGAATATGATGCTTGTCGATAATAGTCATATAAACTTATATCAACATTATATGCACCAGCACCAGAAGCGGATCTTGCTAAATTTTCTAAAACAACAAAACCCTCAGTAGTATTTGTTAAGGTTGTTTGATCAAGACTAATACCTTTAAAAATACTTTGATTCTGATCCCCAAAATTAACTTCAAATGCAACAACCTTGTTAGATTTGAAAAGATTTTCATTATTAAAAACAGATGGATTAGTAATTATGATACTATTATCTGTTGTGCTACCAATATCATAACTATCGTCTTTAAATTTATAATCACTATTTGTGTCCGCCAAATGTTTAGACGTTACATCAACCAATTGAATAATAACCTTGGGAGTGGATTCTTGGTAATCAACATCCAGA